GCTGCCAGTTGGCGCGATCCCAGAACACCGTCATGTCACCTCGGTGCGGCTCGATGTGGTCCACCAGCGTCGCCGCAGTGACGCGACCACGCTTCTCGCACATGGCGCACAGCGGACGCTGAAGCAGAAATGCCTTGCTCGCCTTCTGCCATGCGTAGGTGTAACCGCGCTGGCCCGACGTGGCTTTGTCAGTTCTCCACGATCCAGGCTGAGTGATCGGCACGGCGCTGGACTGTGTGCTTACGCGATTCCCCAGCGTTCTCAGGCGGGTCATACGCTATTCGCCAGCCGGCGTTTCGACCGCCTGTTTCACCAACACGAGGTGAAACCCTTTCTCCAGAAGGACAGCCTTGCAGCCCAGGCCTTCAAGTAAAGGAATGAGCGTGGACTGAACGCGTTCACGTTGCTGCATGGTCAGCGTCGCATCGACATTCAGCACAAGTAGATCGCCAGGGGATGGCTGAATGATGTTCGCCTTGAGATCGACCCCGACACTTAACGAAAGCTCTTCGGTATTCATAAAGGCTACTCAACTGTGCAGACTGGCCAGACGAGCCGCGCCGCGGCCAATGCCGTAGCATGATCGGCGTCTTCCTGCAGGATCATGGGGAACGATGGATAGCCCGGCACTGTGACGCACCAAGACTTCTTCATTTGCTTTTACTGCGCTGGATCTGCGCGTCGACCTGATCGGCGCAAGTGTCGAGCAGGTTGATGGCCCGATCTTTCAGCGCCCAAAGGTCGCCATTCACCGCGAGGTCGTCATCGTTCTCGCTGATGCGCTCGCAGGGCACCAGCTCAGGGGGTTCGATTCTTACCGCTGTTGTCTTTACCGGCTGCGGGCTTGCCGCGCAGGCCGTCAGGCAAAGGCTGATCAGCCCACTTGCGAACAGCCGGGCTTTTACGCTTGAGGTCTTCAAAGTCTTTCCTCGCCTGTTGTGCTTTCTGCTCGCTAGCCTTCAGACGCTTATCCAGATCGATCTGATAAGCCTTGTTGCGCTCTATCTCGGCGCGAAGCGTGGTGATGGTTGCCTGGCTCTCTACGTTGGCAGCCAGCGCATCGGCCTTCGCCTTCGTCTCGATGGCTACCTCGCCGCGCAGTGCGATCACGCGGTATTGCTGGATGCCAACCAGAAGCGCGCCGATCAAGAAGATGATGATGGCGAGTGCGATTGCTTTAAGTGCGGTCATGCTGAGTCCGCCTTGCGACCGAGGAACTTGATGATCAGCTCACGAATGGCAGTCACACCGATGAACCCGATAGTGCCGCCGGCGGCTACGGACAAGCTGGACGGCCAGGCCATCCACTCGATAACGCTGCTTGCAGACAGGCTGAGGGCGCCGCAGATCAGCGCTTCAAGCACGACTCGCCACTTGTTCGCTTCCTTGCCTTCGTACAGCACGCGAAGCAGAGATATGGTTGCGGCCATGATCGCTCCTTGCCAGAGCGGGTTCGAAAGGACAAGCCAGACCTGCGCCCAGAAGTCAGGTGATTTTTCAGGCATCGTCGACATCCGACAGTCCACCCTTTCGGGATCGGAAATGAATCAGCCCCGCAGCACTCCCAGCTCGGAGCGATGGGTGTGGCGGGGCTGAAAACGAAAAAGCCCCGGCAGATGCCGAGGCTCGGAAATGTGTGCGTGTCTTCCCACGCTGCCCGTCGATGCCGCCCGGAGCATCAGAGGTATCAGGCGCATGACTGCCGGTGTTCTTGCGTACCACGTGACTACCGGCGATACCGTGTCCAGGTCATCCCGAAGGCCACCCTGGCTATGGGTCCTGCACCAACGAAAAAGCCCCGCACGATGGCGAGGCTTTAAGTAGGGGTGTCGCGCTGAAACAGCTGAACACCGTGGCATGAAAACAGAGCTATTCCATATGGACAACTATTTTTTTCACGCAGCCTCTTTCAGGTTGTCCAGGGCGCAATCGATCCAGGCAACACCAGCCTTTATCAGTTCGCGGGCCTTCATTTCGCTGACGCCGTAGTGGCGGCCCACGCGAATCGCTGGCCATTTGGCGCCGAAGTACAGCCATACCATGTCACCCATCTGTGCATCGCGTCGGCACAGCCTGGCGACTGCCCCATCAACAACGCCGGCAAGTTCGTCGGTAATCACGTAGGCCTTCGTGGTCGACGGCATCACGTCACGCATTATCGCCAGCGCTGGTGATGTGTAGCTTGGGACCCCCATCCCATCCATACGCCAGAAGCCCCACTGCTCCAGCATGTGCTCGGTATCACCCAAAGGGCGGTGCAACGGCTTACGAGTCATCATGATCAATCCCCTGTGAAATTCGATCCACCGGCGCCCCGGCGGTTGTTCTGTTCGTATTGTTCGTGAGCGCCGCCGATCTGGTGGCGGGCTCGGGCAAGCTCGGCGGCCATGTTGCGCAGCTTCATGTTCAGCTGTGGCACCAGGTCTTCCAGCGGCAGCGCATCCCCGGTCGCCTGGCAAACCCAGCCGGACGCGTGGCATGCGGTGCAATCCAGCTGATGGAAAACGCCGCTGACAACGCCGGCACCGCGACAGGTGCCGCAGGCCATCAGCGGCTTCAGTTCCTTGCGAAAGGCAGGGCCGTGGCTCTTTTTCATGCTTTTGAAACCTCGCCATTCACAATGTCAGAAACGGTCTCGCAGCCCGCGCCGATCGTGGCCTGCGCAGTGTTTTGCGAATCTTCATATTGGGCGTCTGTCAGGTTGTGAATCGCCTTGAAGCCGCGCTCATCTAACCAGTTATGCCACTTCTCCAGAGCCGCCAGACGTTGCGCGCGGGCCTGGGTGTTGATGTAGGTGCTGGCGATCTTGCCCAGCGAGTGGTTCAGCAGCATCTCGCCGATGTGCCCGTCGATGCCCAGATCGGTCCATGCTGTGCGGGCCACCTTGCGCAGGTCGTGGCTGGTCCACTCGCCCTGCCCTATCCGAGTGAATACGCTGCTGGCCTGACCCTCGCTCAGCGCGCGCCCGCGACGTGACGGGAACAGGTAAATTCCTTCGTAGCCCTGAGCGAGCTGTGCGGCGCGGTACCGGCTCAGCATGGCCTTGGCCTGGGCGGTGAGTGGAAGGCGGTGCTCGGTTCGGGTCTTCGTATTCTCGGCGGGGATGAACCACTCGGCATCAGTGATCGAAATGTCGCTCCAGCGTGCCTGCCGGGTCTCGCCGACGCGCGTGCCGTGGCACAGCATCATCAGAGCCAGCATGGCCTCGGCTGGTGTTTGCTCGAACAGGTCGGCCAGCATGGGCACCACGTCCACCAGATGCACGCCGCGTAACCGGGCAGCCTTGGGCACGATGCGCGCCTTGGTGAAGTCGACGAACTTCATTCCAGCCATCGGGTTGCTGTCGATCAGGCCGAGTTTCTGCGCCTGGCGGAACGCGACCACCAGCAGGCCGAACAACTGCCGCACGTAGGACAGGGACAGTTCCTGCTGCGCGGGCCACATCAGCTCCTTGTCGAGCACGGCGGCGGTCAGGCTGCGGATCGGCGTGGAGTTCAGACGGGGCTTCAGGTGGCACTTGATCGCCGACAGCGCGCCGGTCTTGCGCTTGGTCGAAAGCGAGCGGTCACGGCCCATCCGGTCGCCGTACCAGTCGAGCAGCTGACCGCACGCGGCCAGGCCGCCGACGGCGACAGCGGCTTCAGGGTCATGCAGCAGGCGCTGACGCAGCGCGGGCAGCTCAGCTACAACCGCAGCAGCGCCAAGATCTGGCCAGCGGGCGATGTGATTCCACGCCTTGCCCTTCACCAAGTACCACGACGCGCGCTGGCGATCCTGGCCGAAGCGCAGGTACAGGCCCGGGTGACGCGGATCGCGCAGGTCGTGCACGGCAACGTCGGCGGCTTGCCGGCGGATCTCGGCGTCGGAGAGTTTCACGGCGCGGGTCTTGCTCATGCTGCAACTCCAAGCAGATGCTCAGCCAGCACGACCCACGACAGCGGGAAAAACAACACACAGCCGAGCGTCAGCCAGAAACCCTTGGCTACCGCAATGCCGCACACCCAGGCGGTGATGATCACCAGATACACAATCGATTCTCCAGCGCTCATGCGGCCACCACGGTTTTCGGAAGTAGGAGGTATGCCCGGATGTGCTCCATGGCGTCGAAGTGGCCACGGCACACGATGGCAAGATAGCCCTGCTCATTCAGGCGGCGAATGCAGGCGTGCTGGCTGGCCGACACTGGCGCATCGTTCGGCGGCGTGGCCTTGAACTCCAGGTACAGGCCGAAATACCCGCCACGGGCCATGGTTAGCACCAGATCGGGGATACCCGCCTTCACGCCTTGGGCCTTCAGCTTCGCGGCGACAGCCTTATGCCGCTGGCCGCCGTTCGGAACGTGGTGAATGTGCTCCCACGCTTCCGGTTGGCGCAGCTTCAGTTCAGCGAGAAGCGCAGCCTGCTCCAAACCTTCGCGGTCGATGCGTGGGGCGCGTACGGGGGGCGCCTTGAATGTCCTCACTCACATGTCTCCTGCGAGTGGTCGACGGTGACCTCGACCTCCCATACATGAGAGAGAGTGGCGTTGAACGTTTTCGTACTGTGCCAGCCCCGATACCGGACATTTTTACTGTCAAGGCTATAGCCGTGCTTTTTGGCCAGCAGGATACAGAGCGCTTCGTTTATCTCGCTTTCGGAGACGGTTGCCTTGAGGGTGGTTGTGTTTGTGTGGGTAACTTGCGAATTCACAGGCCACCCCCGAACTGGAATTCAGCCGGCACCACCTGGTGCGAATAAGCGCACTGCATCAGCGAGCAGGCACAACAGGCCACGCCGAAAAGCGCGAGCAAGGTCTTCATGGGCAAGTCTCCCAGAGGTCAACGATTTCGTGTGTGGTCGGCCACTTGGCGCGGGCATAGCTGGAAGCGATCTCGCGGTCAGCGAACAGGGCCTGAGGCTGCTCCGGCTCGGCGGTTAGGTCGAGCTTGTAGGCGCCGCTGTACACGGCGAACTGGTAATTGCCGGTGACCGGTGCAGCCAGCATCGGGTTACGCATGGCGCGCTGCCTTAGAGCCAAACTTCGCCAGCAGCGCGGCGCGGGCCGACTTTCCATCGGTTGGCACGCCCTGACGACGCATCGTCGCGTGAATGAATCGCTCGCCCTCCTCCGTCGCGTACTCCAGCGCAGTCTTCTGGCTGTCGTGCCCGATGCCGATGGCGATGTCTTCCAGCGGTTGGCCCTGCACCAGCATGCGGATGGTGATGTCGTAGGCCCGGTCGAAGATCTCGCTGGCCTTGTCGGAGGCCTGGTCCGCGAGGTTGTGCAACTCACACTGCAACGCGGCGTGCCGGACTGCCGGGTGTGACCATGTGCGCGAACCAGCACGGCTGGGGTGAGCGTTCTCCAGCGCCTCGCGAAACGCTCTGTCGTGAGATGGGATTCCCAGCATCTCGGGAGTTGGCTGGCACCACTTGATGAACTTGCCCGAACTCGGGGCGTATTCGCCGCCCAGGCTGCGGCAGTTCTGGATGCCGTAACGGATCTGTTCGATCTGGGTGATGCCCGCCGCCATGAAGGCCTTGACCCAGCTTCGCTTCGCAGCATCGAGGGTTTCATCGTCTGGCCACGCCAAGCGCCAGCCCGGGAAGATCGCCTTCAACTCCTTGAACAACGCGTTGACCACTTCGGCAGTACCCGGTGGGAGCTGGGTCGGGATGGAAGGTATGACCGGGGGCAAGTTGCCCATGTTCTTCAGCAGCGTGTTTGCGCTTTTGAGGTGATTTTTTTTCGCCGGAATGCCCATCACAACCCCCCCATGTCGTCAGCCCAACTGGTGCTGTCGAAGTCTGGCGCTTTGCCCTGAGCCGACGCCGTAACGCGCTCGCGCTTCACCCACTGAACCAGCCGGTAACACCAGCCGGCGGAAGAATCGATTGTTGCTGGCTTGGCGACGAAGAAACCCTTGAACGCTCGGATCGCCGCGTCAGGAACAGCGTCAGCAGGCAGGCCAGCAATTGCGATCTGGTCGGCCAAGGATTTGGCGATCGGCTCCCAACCAGCGAACATCGCGAATCTCTGGTTCGGTGCTGGGCATTCGGCGGCGGCTTGCTCCTGACGCAGAACCTCATCGGCCAACTCGTGCTGCAGCTGCTCTTCGGTTCCTTGATGGTTCAGTGACGGATT